ACCAAGTTCACCAACTGCACGACCAGATTCCACAAATGCTTCATTGTATCTTGTGACTTCTCTGCGTAGAGTGTCCATTGGATACATACGACCATTGCGGTTTTTAATATCTCCTTGTAAGAAGATACCTTCTATAAACATAGATTTTTTACCGTTGCGATTTTCAACGATAACTTCTACATCATCTATCTGTTCTGTGATAAGTTTCATTTTGTTATCCAGTAAATCCTACTTTAACACCTTTGACATCTGAACCACTAGCAAACACTGTGTACGCAGGTTGCTTTTCTAGAATTTCAGAAGTACCTGCTTTGAGTGTGAATGTACCCACTCCAGTACCGCCTCTAGTTTCTTGAACTGTGATTACTCTGTCAGCAGCGTTGGCATTATATAGACGCACACAAGTTGCTTGAGTAAAACTAACACCTGCACCTGCTGTTGTTGGTACATTTACTTCATCTGCGAGTAACAGAATTCTAGACATCAGTTTCTTCCTCTTCCTCTGGTTGTGCTTCAACTTCAGTTTCTACCTCAGCTTCTGCTTCTGGTTCTGTGTTACCAAAAAGATCGTTAGAAGCATATGGTCGCAAACCATCTATTCTCTCTGCAGATTTTGCGTAGAGAATATCCTTGATTTGATCGCTAATATCCGCAGCAGACGCATCTGTTGCTATCATGTTGACGAGTTCTTCCATCATAATATCTTATACTGATAAAGTTATTTATATCTCTCCTTCATTCTCTTTAGGCATATTCTGTGGTTGCGGTGCAGGAGCACCCTCTTCTTGACCCATTTCTGCCATTGGATCTCCCATAGCACCCTGTTCAAATTCTAACATTTGTTGATTAGGATCTGGTATTACACCGTTAGCAATTTCTTCTTCAATTTGCTCATCTATTTCTACAATTTCTGCGTCCTTTTGACGCAATACATTTCTTCTAATATATTCTGTAGAATAATATCTACCAACATANGGTTCTACCATACCAAGTAAACCTAAACGACCTTCCATTAATTCTTTATCTTTTAATTCTGCAAANTGATTGTCGTATATAAAGTCAAACTGGATATGCTCTGACATAATCTCCCAGTCTTCTGGAGTAACTATATTCTTTAATAATAATTGTGATCTTAATAGATCCAAGAATATCTTACTAAAACGCTTACGCAATCTACCAACAAACTTACTGAACTTAAGTTCATCTCTTAAGATTTCAGATGATCTACCTAAATTAAATCCATCACCAGACCCCGCAATTCTTGACTCAGGAACTCCTAATGATCTGTATAACTTAGACTGGAAGTATTCTATGTCTGCTAATTCACCTAAGTTTTGTCCNCCAGGTAATGTAGTAATCTCAGTTCCTCTACCACCTTCTCTACGAGGTAACCAGAAGTCTTCTAACATAGACATATATTTTTTGTCATCTCTTATTTCACCAGAACCTGAGTCATAGACTAATTTATTTCTATAACGAGACATGACATCACGCAAGTATTGTTCTGCNTTTATCTTAGGTAGATTACCAACATCAATATAAAATATTCTTCTCTCAGGTGCTCTTGATAATCTGTAGATAACAAGACTATCTTCAATCATTCTAAGTTGATTGAGTGACTTGATTGCTTTTTGTAAGTATGATAATACTGTTCCTTTGTTTCTATCTACTAAACCAGATGTGCAATATGTAATAGAATCTTTTGCAAGTTTAACTCCTTTCATAGCAGAACCCGCACCACCCATTGCCATGTTAGTAGGATAGCGTGGTTCTGGAGTATACATGAAATACTCTTCTATCTTTGGAAAATATACTTTCTCAGATTCATGTACATTGGATGTATTGAATAACTGTGCACCTTTATCATCTTTCTTCTGTTCTTTACGAACATAACGCATTTTCATTGCGTCAATATATCTTAGTTCTTGTATACCATCTTGAGGACTTTTTATATCAATAACTTTGTTGTAATATATTCTACCATCAACATACCAGTTTCTAAAAATCTCATGTGCTTTGGTATCAAAATCTAATAGATCTTTTATATGCTTAAACTCTTCTCTAATCTTGTCTTTGATTCCATCAGATGCATTTAGATTNTCCAAATCAATCTCTACAGGAGAATCATTTGTATCTGATACAATTGCTTCGTTTACAATATCTTCTACAGCATTATCCACTTCTGGATGCAATGCCATCTCACGATACTTTCTTATTGCTTGATGCTCATTTTTATAGATCCCTTCGAGATCTATTACTTGACTTGAAAAACCAGACTGTATATAATAGTCAACCCCGTCCTCACCTGTCTGAGGAACGGGGGAAACTACACCTTTTGGAAGGTCGTCTTTATCTTCAATACTAAATCCAAACAGCCTTGCCATCTTATAGAGAGATATTCTTATACCTTTCTATTTATTATACCATAAATCAAGCAACATCGCCACCTTGACCTGCTGCTTCCCACCACTGAACCTGTAAGGTTACAGTAAATTCTTCAACTGCGTCTGAAGAATCGTAAGAAAGGTCAATTTGTGATACCTGAGTTGGGAATACGCTATAGAACTTATATGTTCTAAGGATAGGCATATTCTCACTTGATGATTGTGATGCTGAATCGACTGGTGATCTACCTAGTTGATAGACATATGCATCTTTAGTATAATCTTCTGGGTTGATATTACCTGCGTTATCAGATACTTTAGACATGGAGTTCATCCATCTCTCGAAAGAACCTCTGATTGCGAAGTCTGTATCGTTAATTACAGTAATCTGCCATTCATCGAATGTTCTGTCACCTGCAATTTTTAACTGTCTACCTCTGAAAGGTACAGTTATAGGAGCGATGTTGGATGCAGGAAGTGCAGCAGCTTTGACAAGGAACCTAGACTTAGGATCTATGTCTGCTACTGATGCATCTACAGCACCATCTGGGAAAGCAAGAACAACCTCAAACAGATTAGGTCTTGCAATACCACCCGTTAACCTCGACTTGAACTTATCTATAGTTCTATCCGAAGTCTTTGGCGGGTTTTGGGAATTGATTGCCATTGGTCTTTTACCTAAAGTGGATTAATTAAACTTTTCCAATAACTTCGTCAAAGGAAACACCTGTTCGTGTTGCCACGAAGGTTAGACCGATGAAGTTAATTGATCTTGCTGGCTTGATGTAAACATCAGCAACGAACTCGTTACTATCTATGATAGCAGGAGTATTATTTGTCTCATCGCAGATGACGATGAAGTCTTGAATACCACGCTTGGACTGTACATCACGAAGGAATGGTTCAACGATATTGATAAAGTTGATCCTTGTGATCTCATCGTTGAATTCAAATAGTATGTCCTTAGCTGCAGCTGCGATTGCCTTCTCTATAAAGATAAACAATCTACGAACATTGATACGATCGAATGCAGATGCTCTACCTAGTCCTGTCTTATCACCGAATAGAACTATTCCTGCACCAGGTGCTGTGATAATTGGGTTGATTCTATTAGAGTATAACTTATCTCTATGAACCTTGTTAGGTGTGAATGCTAGTTTAACAGCATTTAATATAGCACCTCTAGCAGTACCGCCTGGTGAGAACCAAGGGAACTGGTTGATATCGTTTCTTGCACATGTACCTGCGATATCTCCGTTCATAGGAACATATCTGAACTGTTGGTTAAACCTGTCATACATGTACTTGTAACCACTGTCAAGAACCGCATAAGAACTTGATGTGATTGGTGAGTAGTAAGCAACTATGTTGTCGGTTACTGTATCTGGTTTCAACTGAAGTGACTCACCTGATCCAGATGGACTTAAGAATGATCCTCTCCAAGGAGATAAGAATGCAACTGCATCTTTTCTAAACTCAGCAATCTCAATTAGTTTGTTTGATAATGCTTGAGTCTCATTCTTACCGTGGTTAGCAGAACCTAAGAGTAAGAAGTCTACATCATACTCGTCTGTGTTTCTTAAGAAGTCGTATGCTTCAGATAAAGCACCGATGTCTAACTTAAGAGCATTCTGCTCAGTGATTGTGCCGATTCCATTGTAGTTTAAACCACCTGTCATTACAGCACTGTAGTTACCGATAGAACTGAAAGTAATATTCTCAGTATCCTGATCCCAACCACCATCACCGAATACATCCCAACCGTCTTCTGAGAATCCAGTTGTTGTAATTCCTGTAGGTGCACCACCTGCAAAGATGTTATTAGATCCAATCTCAATAACCTTTCTCCAGTATGATGAAGAACCTGCTGAGAATAGTGCGTCTTTTGCCTTAGATAGGTTTGTAAACTTCTCTAGTACTGAACCTGCATTACCTGTTATAGTACCTTTGTCATCGTAGACAACAACATGTACTTCATCAAATCTAGAATTTCTGACTGATGCATAAGCAGATGTGCCAGGTTTGTCAGCGATTTGATTCCACTTGATGCTAACACCACTTGATAGTGTAATTGATTGCTGATCGAACCAGTCTGCTGCACTAGTGTATGTTGTTACACCACTGTATACTCCAGATGATAGTCCTCTCCATGAACCGTATCTTCTAACTTCTCCTGTGTGAATACCAAGATTACCTGTCTCAGTGAAGTTGTAAATACCGCCTGGTTGATAGTCAACTGCTGTCTCTGTTCCACCTGCAGATACATGTGAAATTAGTTTAACTGTGATTGCTGACATACCGACATCAACTATCTGTCCCTTGAAGTATCCATCAAGTACACTAGTTGAACCTGCACCTGCTATAACTGTGTTAGCAGGAACTACCTGTGTAACTGCGTATCCAACCTGTAAGTCTATTGGATCAAT